GGGGCATTCGGTATCTCTGTTAATGCTGTGAGTTAATCACAACATATATACAACACGTGTTGTAAAAACAGTGTTGTTCAAATGAAAACTGAATTAAATGAAAGTGTCTGTAAAAGAGTTTTTAAAACGCCTATTATATCCCCGGCGTTGTAGTAGTGCTATCCCGAGTTTGGTACAGCACACGTTTTTGTTCAACTGCTTAATAGTCGAGAATTTAGCAACCCTGATAATACCTCTCTCTCTATATTACTCAATTGTCTTAAGTTAGTAGCGTGGAACACCTGGTTCCAATGCTCGAGGTCTTCTGGTTTGTCAATTTTTGTCTTAAATAGTATCTCAGGAATGTGTTACAGTTCATTGTAGTCGTAAATAGCAAATTGTTAAATAACCTACGACCTTTGCCATTTTCTATCATAAAAGTACTACAAAATTTTTAAAATATCATGCGTGAGGATAACGTTTCGTGGGTAAGAAGGTAGAAGCACGCCTGGAAGTTGATCCCCTTCGTTCTTAAGTATTAAGGCTGTTTCGATAAAGCCATCCTTCTTCTTTGAAGACATAGTGATATTTGTTTCAGCTTAAAAACCTGCTAAGTAATTTTAGCCAACCTATATACCATCTACAGCTGATTAAATTTCTTTTAGGAGTTCTTGTGGTGACCAGCAGGGTCGTTGCATTATCCTATTGGCTACTGCAATTGCGTCTTTTTATGTTAATTTTTGCAAAGGCCTAATCCTATTGATTAAGTCCCTTATAAATACCCTGGTCTGAGGTCTTGGTTCAGCGTTAGCCACTGGGTGGCTCGATGAATATTGTTAAAATGGTGTGAATTCCATTACCTAACTAACATTTATGTTCGCGACTTCTGAGTTTGGGGGAAATCCGGTAAATAGGGCATAAAAGAATGGTCTAACACCAAATGCACCTCCGACGGCGTTTGAATACATTGTTTCTGTCAATTTGTTGTATGGAAGTATCATTCTGTATTGATTGTATGCATTACCAGTGGTCTTAAATTATTGATTCAATATTGTGGATCTTGGTACAGCGTATGTGTCTAAACTGACAACATTCGTTGGTAAGTCCTCATTCATATAAGCCATCGATACAGTTCCATTGGTGTTATTGTTAGTGGTCATGTTTATTATAACTGACAATGCTGAACATCTAACGTCTTCAACCGTAGAGTCGCTCTTCATTAATCGCATAATGGTAGAATTCCACGTGGCTCCATTAGTACCATTGTTAGGATTAAAGAAATTGTCGTTCCCTGTAACAACGAGAGCTTCACCGTCTGGTATAATGAAGACGCCGAGGTTTCCAGAAGAATTAGTGGTTAGTCCCGCCTGTTGCATACCAGTCCCTAGAGCTACTGCTGTGTTGCTTTCGGTTGGAGTTTTGTATGCAAACGCTTCCGGACAAATCAATGTTGCGACGGCGTCAGAACTAATCATGTCATATTCATCGTGTTTGCTTAGTATAGGTGGAACATCGTATCTATGCTCATTTATTTAAGATTCCCTCGAATACTTATATGCAACCCCGTCACCAGCGTTCCAATCATTTGGGTTAATGCCTTCATCCCCTCCTTCTCCCATGTATTCGTCAACCTTTGGTTTAACGAACTTGTGGTACAATTATTTTAAAGCCCATGGTCCGACTGTTTTCAGGCCTTCCATCGCGTATTTAGCTATGCTTGGCCAGAAATCCAAAGTTACCAACTCTCTTAATCTAGCTTTTGAGAGTTTGTAAGGTCTCGCATTCTTATTGGCTTTTAGGTATTTCTCCTGGATGTCTTCTAACTTACTTAATTCGTCGTCAACATTTTCGAATTCTTCAGGAGTTGGGCCCAAATCGAATGCTTCTTAGTCCACAATCTTTCCGTCTTTTATTATTCCTCCAGTTTTCAAGGCGTTGTAGTTTCGCATAGCTTAAAACCCCTTGCTTTCAATTGCCTGGCGTTTCTCATAATTAAACCCTTCATACCCAGGGATTTACTTTACTGCAGATGTGGGTATGCCATATAAAGGGCTTGTTATTTGTCTTAAGTCCTACAAGGCCTTGTAAACGTCACTGGTCTAACCTCCATTCTAATAATAAAGGTTTAAGAGTTCTTCGGGAGTCTTACCTGCTAACTTGTGATACTTACCTTCTTAATTTTCGACTTCTCTCTGTTTGAATGCTAAAACCTGACGTTCCAAATCCTTGATGTAATCTCCTTCTTTGGCTTTGGATAGTTATTCATTAACTATCCTTTTGATTTGGGCATTGCTGACTAAAGGTCTGTATACTTTTCCTCGGCTTCGCTATTTGCTTTCCATGTTTCTTGATAATTTAGTGTTTTAATTGTTGTTTTGTTTTAATTTGTGTGTTTATTATTTTACACAACACTACCAGCCTGCAATTCTGATCTCTTCTTGTTCGATTTCCAAATCTACAAGGTGGTCGGCATAGAATTGTGTCCACTGAAATTGTAGGTCGTGGAACTTGAACCTTGGTATGTACTGATTTAGTATGGACTAGTAAATTGGATTATCCCTATCATTCCCATAAACCATCATTTTGTACCAGTAGTCACGTCCCATCTGAGTAGTGTCGGTTAATTTGGATTATTACAAGTGTTAAAGTCTATAAGCAATGTAAGATTTACAAAACAAATTATGAGCATGTCCGGCTTAATGTTATTATGTGATACAATAGTTGAATTAAGCTGCTGTCAAGTCTTTCCTTAGTTTTGTTGTTATATTTCCTCCTAAAACCAGCCTCTATGGTTTCCTTTGCACTATAGAGCAGTTGGGCTGTATATAGCACTATTTTGATAAGAAATCAGCGTAGTCATCATTAACAAAGACTTACTTGACTCGCTACGCAATGCCGTGTGGTTCGTTGTCTTCGGCACTCTTAACGATGGTTCCTAGCGCTTTAATGTAAAGTTCAACTTTTTACTTCGGCAAACATACGACTGTGTCGTCTCCTGAAACTGCAAATACTTTGTTTGTTTGTCCAATTTGCTCTAGCAAGTAACATTGCTTAACGTATTCTCTCAGTCCATTCCCTGCCGTTGTTTAGGTTGCGATTCCACTTAAAGTAGTACCGTTGGCAATCCCGTCCATCATGACAGATTTTGTATCTAAAAAACAAACTTTGAATGTGAATTTGGTTTTAGTTAAATATCTTTCTAGCTGTTCAATTATGTGTAAGTCGATATTAGTTCGTTCTCCGTAAATGCGAATAAAGCGTTTCATTAACCTAACGTCGACTGCTTCGTGTAGCCAGTCCCACTGTGTTGAGTCGTATTCGGCTCCATCTAGTGTCAAAAATGTGTAATCTGCAATTTCGGTTATCATTTTATCAAACATCTCTCCTAGTTCATTCAAGTTCTTTCCGCAACAAAATTATGGGAACGTGGTTTTTAGCAATTCCAATAACCACTTATTAAGTGCTCCTAAGTAAGGTTGTATGTCTTTGGTTGGGTTTGATATTATACGCCCTCTGACGGAGTCACCAAATATTTATTCGTACCTTTTAAGTTCTAAATTAAGGCCGGTTTTAATGATGTTCGACTTAGAAACCTTGCTTATTGTTGCTTTGTATTACTTCTTTTTGTTTCTATCTGGGTGGTTTTCTGCATATTAACTTGGGGTTAATGGCACGACTTTATGTGATTGAAGTTCCAATTATTCCAATATTTCGTCCATTTTTCTATGAACATATCGTAGATAAGACTTCTTTACGACTGGGTCGGGTTGTAATACCGATCCAAACTGTCTTGATTTAATTGTTTGAAATAGTGTTAAGCTGTTTGGTTTAACGAATTTCAATCCCGTCTAAATCCGATCAAAGTTCAAACCTGGGTTTTGTATAGTTCCGTGTTTGAACTAATCCTTGCCCATATCCAGTTCATTAACCAACTCTTCTTCCGTGACCTCCATGCCGGCCTAACTGTAGAATTTTAGGTCTTATGGAACTTAATTGAATTGAGGCTTAAGCCTTAGTTGATCGTAGTCATGGAAGAGTTCGTGCGGGTTGGTTAGTTAAGGTGTTGTTTGATGGTGAATCGGTAATTTGTTTATCTACTACGTTTAATGGCCTGCTAAATATAATTGGTTCTTCTATTTGTATCTCATATAAATGGTGCTCGCTTTTTGTTTTATGTAAGCATATGTGCCCAATCGTGGAATTCTGGCATAGTTGGTCTCGTTTCCGTTGGTTGTCTTTACAATCCTATAACTACCAATTGTTCTATTATGCTTCTTGATGACGTTGTTAACATACTCTTTTAATTACTCATGTTTTATACTGTCTTAGTATTAGATTCGTGTTACTATTTCCTTATACTTCAAGTAAGAGTAACCCAATGTGCCGGCAATCACTGCTGTATGAAAAATTAGCTAATTGATTGACTTTGCCTTGTCTATTCCTAAAACATTGCTTAGGGTATAGGTAATATTTCTCAATCCTTACGGTAAAAATCCAACCAAAGTCTATAACTTTTTCTTTACGTACTGTTGTCCGAAGATGTAAAGTGTGCTTAAAGCTCCTAGAGCATATGAACAACACTGTATTTTACGTGCAGAGTTTTTCTACTGTTTATATATACATTTAAAAGCTAGTTGTGTTGGACTCTTGGTCTTGTACTTACCCAAAGGGTTTTCAGTGGATTCGTGTTTCTCTGTCTCAATACTCAAACCGTTCTCTACCGTTTAATTCATTAATTCGGGTATAATTTGCTACAGTGAGTTTTATATTTATTGCTCGTCAACTATGTAACCTTCTTTTTGTAACTATTTTGCCATATAGGCGGTTGCTGATGAGTATTTCGATATCCCTTGTTGGTCAGTCAAGGTGGCATTCTTATAATAATATTGCTTAGCGATTCTATTTATGATTGGATCGAGCCCCATAAAGTCCTTAATATTGTTACCAGTGATCCTAAGTTCAACACTAACTGTAGAACTAGTATAGCTAGTATTCGCCCTCTCGATGGGTTGAAATAACAAACCGCACTCGTTGGTGGCTGTTGGTTCACGACCATACATCTTAGTTGTTGGATGTGTGTATAAGTAAGGATTACCGTTCATCTTCGACTACACCATCTCAACACCATTCTCTAAGTATACTACGTGGTGTCCTTTCCCCGAGTACAAGCTCCCTTCGTACTTGCGTTCATTTCTCCCTAATCGGTAGTAAGTCTACAAAACAGCAAAAGCCTTGGCTTTGGGAAACTTGGTTAACGTATTGAATATAAATGGTTTCACTCCTGAATAATAAATGGAGTCTATTGCTGTTATATAATCTACAGTTTCTGAATTGTTGTTCAAGCCTAATTCCGTAGTTTAATCGACTGATTATGGAATGAGCACCAGTTTTATTCCTTCCCTGTATTCGTTAATTGTTACAATATTACCATCAAACAGTTGGTCGCTGTAGTCTTTCCAGTACGTCAGATAATATTGTTTATCGAGTTCTGCTACTACGGGACGAAACGCCACGAAGGTGCCCTTAAATTACGGAGCCATATCAAGCATCTTGTTAACTTTTGATCCGATGTCAATCCATATTCTCGGTCTATCATCGTGGTTGATTTAATCTATTATTCTGCTAGTCAAGCGGTCGGTAATATATCTTTCATATGGGTGACAGTATTGGTGCTTTAAGCTTAAGCTATGGTTTGGAGAATTCTTTATCTATGAATAAGGTATCCTTCCTTCCTCCATTGCGAGTTTAAGGAGAGCTTTTTAATATTTATTTAGGTTTAGAAGTTGCCCCAACTAATCTAGTTGTTCTTAATTCATCTCTTCTATTGAGTGTACCATTTTAAATCCATATTAATTGTAATACTCCCTGTGTTCCTTTCCTAAACATATTTTCTGTATAAGGAAAACTGCGTCTGTTATTTATTTCTTTGCCGATTCTTGCAAGGGTGGGGATAATGTCTTCCACCAATTGCTGACTCTAGTAGCATCTTTTGAAAACTTGTCCGATGGCAAGTGCTTGTTAAATAGTTTAGTTATTGTAGTACCTATGTTCTTCTTGTTAGACTCTTCGAGGTATTCGATGTAGCTTTTCTCGCTTTTTTCTTCCTCTCTTTCCTTTCGCCCTTGTACCCTACTAGCCTTCTAATTGGCCGCAGTGGTTTCTTGTTTTAGGTTCGCATTTAGTTGACAATCGGTGTAAGCAATTTCGGCTAAGATCTGTCCTATTACATCTCTCAGTTTAGCTGGGTCATCTATAAGAGTTTTGGGGTCTTTTTTCTTAAGGAAGTCTCCAACAATCGCAAATTCGACAACTTAACTTGCCAAGTTTTCGTCTTTTATAACTTCCCCTACTTGATCAATGAATAAATCTATCAATTTCTCTCCGCTCTTTGTTTGTGTTTCTTCTCTATTTCCATCGGAAGTTTTATCGATCATAGTGGTGTTCTCTTCCTATTATTCTTCCTGATCCTAATCTTCTGACTTTAGGAAATGTTTTAATTAGTAATGATAGTGTTTGAACAAAATTGCTACGTGCTTCACGTTTTCATTTGGTGTATCGAATTTTATAGCTATCATGTCATTTGTCTTTTGGAGATTTTTATTTAGTTCTCTATAGTCCACCAGTTTGATACCAAGTAATTCGTATATCGTCGTTATATCGTCTTATTTTGGTGCCTTTCTTTCTTTCTTGTAGTTTACGATTATCTCGCTTATTATATCTGCTATTTGATGTCGCTTATCTCCAAACCTTTCAATGTCTTATTTGCGCATTAAACTAAAAACACTTTCTATGGTAACTTCTTTTCCCTCAAATGACCATCGGTTAATAGATTCGAGCATTTAGGGACTAATGGCCACGATAATGGGGTATATTGCACAAATATTCTTGTTAATGTTGGTATTGAATACTACAACTTCCTTTCTACTATCATTATTCTTGTGCCCTATAACTACAATCTCCTTATTAAATTTTATTGATTTTTAATCCTAAAACTTTATGTTGCTAATGTCATATTCAAATTCTCCGAATACTTTTCTTTAGCATTCCTGTCTAGCTTTCGCCACTTTCCGGTCGTACTCGATTGTTTCGTCAATTTTCTCTCTTAGTGCGTCTTCACTGATATTGCGGTACTTTGCGAATTATTTGAAAAGTTAATGCTAGAAATTATCGTATATTTTCCGTTGTTTAGCCGTAAGTTCAGTAGTGGCCTCATATTAATCCAAAAACGTTCCCAATTCGTATAGTTCCGTGATGTTTCCAGGCCCTGGGTTTGGTTCTATTCCATAACGTGTTAAATCAACCTTGAATTTATTGTTGCTGAATGCTGTGGAGAGCTTGGTTAGTTCCTATATTTGTTCTAATTGTTTCTCATTTATTGCCACTTGTGTGTTTGCACGTTCGAAAAAGAATTTGTGTCCTTCGTGTTCTAGAAAAATCTTTCCATAGCAGGGTGGTTGTCTTTGAGGTTTCAATTGCACCGCTTCCTCATCTTCAGCTGTTGGGACATAAATAGCACCACCTATCTCGTATGTAGCTTCAAGATCCTACTCGGTTTACAGTTCGTAACTAATTTCTTCCTTACCATATATATGGGGTGGGTGGTATTGATAAAATTTCTGGTATAAGTGAACAGTTAATAAAACTGTGGCTATCCAATTGCACGTTAACACCGTGTAGAAAAGCACTACGTGCAGGAAATTATCAATTGTTTTTCTTTCTCGGTAGGAATCTACGTTGTAGTAGGTTCCTCTGTACAAAGGCGGTTTCACCTTACAGATGGCTTAAGGTTGCCGTATTCCGAAAACATTGAATATATCGTTCAATTGAGTTTGATAAGTTTTTACTTACATAATGAAAAAC